ATGGCCTTTTTACTTTTACACAATTATACGGACTTTATCAAAAATCATCAGGAGGGGGATGAAGAAAATTTCACTACCCCTAGTGAAGAAAACTTCACAGAGAATAATACATTAATTAATAATACAAAGAATAATACAAAGAATATATATAGTGTTGAACAAAGTTCAACCATGTCTGAATTATTTGAAAAGGTTTGGAAAACATATCCGAAGAAAACCAATAAGAAAAAAGCCAAAGAGCAATTCTTAAAGAAAATTAAGTCAGATGAAGACTTCGAACGGTTTAAAACAGGATACAAAGCTTATCTTAAGTATATCAAATTAAACGACTGGTATCATCCACAAGAATTGTTCCGCTGGATACGTGATGAACGTTTTAACGATGAATACGACTTGTCTGAAACGGCAACGCAAGTAAGATATTCAAATAATCCAGTTAGACAAGAGAAGTTGCCAGATTGGGTAAATGAACCAAAAAAAGAAGAGGAGAAACTATCACCAGAAAAGCAAGCTGAACTTGATAGGCAAATAAAAGAATACTTGGAGGGGAAATGATGCGAATTATCCTGCCAATTGAACGAAAACTGCAAAGTCGCCCGAGGTTTGCAAGACGTGGGAATTATGTCCAAACCTATGAAGATAGCGCTATGGGTGCCTATAAACAAAAGGCAAAACCAGAATTGATTGAAAAAGGGGCTATTTTTGCGCATATTACGTTTTACATCGCTACCCCTAAATATCTATTAAGTTCTAAAAAGAAACGCTTAGAAGTGAAATTAGAGCGGAAATATTGCGATAAGAAACCTGACTTGGATAATTATTTCAAAGCAGTCACTGATGCTGCCGAAGGTATTTTATATAAAAACGATGGTCAAATTGCTGTAATGGTTTGTCAAAAGTTGTACAGTATGCGACCACGAACAGAACTAGAAATTACAAGTTTGGAGGAACAAGTGTAGTGGGTAAAACGGGTAAACAGATCAAAGAGAATTATTCGGTTAGAAAGCGAGTAAAGAAGATGCTTAAATTTAAAGAATTTAATATTCAATTATTCGACGTTCACATTTATATAAAAAGGCTAAGTAGTTTTAAAACCAACAAAAAATAGTATAAAAAAACTAACTAGTTTCCGCTAGCTAGTTATAGATACATTTTCATCTCAGATAGAGACAATTAATAATACATTACTATGAAATTTAAGGCAACAAAAAAAGCCAGCTGACCACTAGCTGACTTATGTGGTAGAAACAACTGTTTTCCGCCAGTTGTTCTTTAGGTGTGAGTTAGCACTTTCCCCAAATAAAGTGCTATTAAAAAGCCGATTAAAAATCGACAATAGATCTCTTGCAGAGACGTGTACTACTATTAACTGTTTACCAGAAGTTAATGTAGAAAAGGAGGAAATTTATTTCATAAATAAAATCCCCAAGAAAGTTAAAGTGATTATACCATTGAAAAATAGATTTGAAAATACTTTCTATGCCAAAAATATTTATTAGATGGAAAATATCAAATGAATAAAGATGATGTGAAAGATGACGAATGGAAGATTGTAAAATATTGTAGAATTATTATTGTTTTCTTTATAGTCAACCAATAATTTGTTGACTACAAACATGTATGAGTGATGAATATTTTGATAAATAAATAGCCAGTCGGTTTCCGCCGACTGGCTGAGAAGTGAATAGCTATTGGAATAGTATTCTTAGTATAATTTATATCATATGGAGTCGCTGATGAGCAAAGAATAAGCATTTCTTATATATGTTTGGATAAATAAAAAAAGCTACTTAGTTTCCGCTAAGCAACTCTTAAATGATGATATGTTTATTATAAATTATTATACCATAAAAGGAGCGATTTCACTTGATTCTATTGTTAAAAGAAGTAGATTTTCGACAAACAAAAGCGAATGCTAGAAATGTGTTGAAGAGTTTTAGACGTTTAGAGCGAATAGCTGGTCGCTCTTTGATAGATTTAAAATCACCAATTATTACAGATATGCCTAAAAGCCAAAGTCACGGGAATAAAGCAGAAGATGCGCTAGTACAATTAGTAGATGCAGAAGCAGAAAGAGACGCAATTGTATCTGCGCTTATGGCATTGAGCCTAACTAGCAGACAAATTTTGCATTATAGTTTCTGTGTGCAGGATCATTACTCTAATTACAAGATAGCTAGGGAAGTTGGATATTCCGAAAGAAGTATTCAACGAATGAAATCAGAGGCTTTAATTGAATTTGCCGAAGCGTATCGAAATGGAAAAATAATTGCATATAAATAAAATTTTTGGCGGTTTTTTGGCGGAAAGTTGGCGGTTTTTATCAATATTTAGATGTTATTATGGTAGTGTCGAAAGATAAGGAGACGAGGGTAAGGCATGCATTACCTATCTTAGCTCCGTTTCGCTTATCTTTGGAGGCTACCTACAAAAAAATAAAGAATAAGGATGTGGAAAGTCCAGTTCTTTCTGTCTCGTTTAGTCTAGGTAGCAAATATTGCAATAAACTTGGCATGAAGCTTACACGTAGACGTACGCTGAAAGCAATTGTCAAGATAGCGCTATGTAGTTTGCAATGATCACTCACAAATCAGACGTTCTCAAACTAAAAGAAATGAGGTGTAATTCCTCTCTCTTTTTTCTACAGGTTTGTGAGTGTTAATGGGATATAGCTTAACTGGTAGAGCAGTGGTCTCCAAAACCGTCGGTATAGGTTCGACTCCTATTGTTCCAGTAAGTAGCTTTTGCTGCTTAAATAAAATTAGGATCGTCAATAGATGTTTCTACTACATTCATTATGAGACACTAGCAAGCTGGTGTCTCTTTTTTATTTGTAAGTATTAGTTACACTTGACCGAACGTTCGTTCTCGTTTATAATATAAATTGTAATCCTTATGATTATATCTACTAGAAAGAAGTCAAGAAAAATGCTTGTTTTTCTGTCTTCTTTTTGATTTAATTATTTTAGTAGGTATAATTAAATAAGGAGTGTTTATTAAATGGTAAACAAGAAGAGACAAGTAAGATTTGAATTTTTCCAGGTCAATGGAAAAGCTCAAGAAGGAGAAAAAATTGTAAAAGGACTTTTCGATCTATATCCATTAGCTGATAGGATAAATAGTATAAGTAACTATACTGATAGAGATGTTATTCTTTTTGGGGAAAAAGTTAGAATGGACAGATTTTTTGAGGTTTCTAGTAGTCCAGAATTATATGCAATGCATTTTACTAGATTAAGAAATGATAAACCTGCGTATGTAGAATTAAATAATGAAGTTTTGAAAGAAATTCCGTTAAATCCTGGAGAATATATTGCTGAGGATATTAGTTGCTTGTATGATAGAGAGCTATCTGTTTTAATGGTACAAAGAAATATTCATAGTTTGTCACCTTCAGGTATTGAAGATTATTTTACTGAAATGAGTGATGATTTAGTAGAGATTGAATTATTGCCAGTTGTAAATAAAGAGATTATTAGTAAAGCCTTAGCTAATGAAAAATTTCGTAAACTAGAGTTAAGAGCAGGTTCTATGAATACAACTAGTGATAGAAGTGGATTGAGAAAAGTATTAGGTCCTTTTATGGAACTATTTGAGAAATTTGAAGGTACAAATTTTGTTATAGAAATTAGTTCAGGGAGATCAAAAAAAGATTTATCAGAAGATCAAATGAAAGAAGTAATAACAGCAATTGAACAAGATAAGAGTTTATTTAGTTCAGCAATTGTTTCAGCAAAAAAATCAAAAGAGGTACCTGTTGAAAAGTATGATTTAATAAATGGAAAGCTCTATGTGTATCGTTCTTTTGATTTGCCAGATGGTGCATTTTTAAAATCAGATAGTGTTATAGACAATATTAAAAATTATTATTTTCATCCTAATGAAGGTGGGTATAGAAAACAAATTATCGATGCTGTAAAATAGTTTAAAGAAGAGGGGTGAGATATCATGAACAAGGAACATCATATATTTTTTTGGATTTTTCCATTTTTAACTGGTGCTGTATTTGTCTTGATATGTTCGTTAACCCAATTTTCTTATAATGACAAAGGGTTTGATAACTTATTAGATTCTATGATTAATTTTACTTCAATCATTATAGGTTTCTATTCGGCTTTTTATGGAATTCTTATAACTATAAAAGATACTAGTTTTATGAAGAATATACGAGGATCTGCTATAGAAAAAAAATTAAAATATCAACTCTTTATATCTTTATTAAGTGCATTTACTACTTTGATACTATCAATGATGCTCCAAATATTTCAGTATAAAGAGACCTTTGCTTCAATCCTAATATTTTATATATGGACATTTTTCTCAGGGCTGTTTATGGCGTTGTCTTTACAGACTATTATTTTGAGTTTAGAAATAGTTTTTGAATCTGAACCAAAAAAGAAAAGGTTCATTAATAAATAAGAACAGTTATTTTTTAATCAATGGCATGCAGATTCAACTCCTGCCACGTCGATATAAAGATCACTCAGTAAGTGGTCTTTTTTTCGTACATAAAAAAACCACTAGACTATGGGATCTAGTGGCTAGGTAGCATTCGTGCAAAATTTTTGTTGGTTGCTATTTACAAAAAGGAGTTGCTACCTAAAAAATTATATCAAATAAGAATAAAGAATAAAAGAGCGTTTATTCACATCAAAACTTATTTTTTGTGCAAAAAAAGCCACTAGAAATGGGATCTAGTGGCTAGGTAGCGTTAGTGAAAATCTCGTGTCACTTGTAGTTTATGAACTTTAGCTATTATGAAAGAGTGCTACCTAAAACAAGTGTAACATAGCTGTCAAGTTTTGTCGGATATTTGGATTGTTTTCGCATGAAAAACCACCAGATAAAATATCTAGTGGCCAGACAGCAGATTATGTTTTGAAATAACTGGAAGTGTTACATGAAGCAAAAAGGAGTTGCTGTCTTTCAATGAGTATAACAGGGATTAAAGTGTTTGTCTTACAATAAACAAATATACATAAAAACAATTAGGAGAGAGAACATGAAAAGCTATTGGTAGGTATCGTTAACACATGAATATCCACATCCGAAGCACTCAACTGTTTCAATGCGTGTTGTAATGTCTGTGCAGATAAAAAAGAATGCATCTATTTTTGAAATGACGAGAGAAGCCACGCCAAAGGAAATTGATGATTGTAAGCTTGTTTATTGTGGGCATGGTTTCTTTGATGAAGCAGACATTCAAAATAATATTAACAAGAATTTGATGGATTAGAATGCAAATTGAATTAATTTTCTGATTTAAAAATATTGATTGAGGATAATCTTAAGTTGAAAGATATCGATAGTTAGTAGATAATTAAAATAAAACTATCGAGGTGCAAAAATGTTAGAAGCTTTATTTTGGGATCACAACGGGGATTTTCAGTCGGCAACTGCAGCTGCTGCAGTTGCTCTTATAGGAGCTATAATTTCAGCTGTATTTTCTTGGTTAAGCTATAAAAATTCTGTGAAGACTGCCGAAAGACAATATATAATGGAACAAAAGAAAATTGATGCCAATTTAAAAGCAAAGGCAAGGATAGAATGGATAAGTGGCGTAAGAGATAAAACATCAGAACTTGTTTCTTTGCTGCTTTCGTTACAAAAGGAAAAAACTGTTTTCTATGAGCAATGGTTGGAAATTGAAAAGGTATCTGAGCTATTAAAATTATATTTTAATTCAAAAATGAATAAAAAAGTTAATTCAGAAATATACATTGAACAAAATAAAATAATTATTTCTGAGACTGCTACATCTATAGTTTTAAAAGAAAATAACAATATTAATAAACACGCATATATAAAAAAATACATTGAGTGTTTAGTTGAATTGTATAAAGATGACAACTATAAAAATATTTCAAATAAAATAAGATTTTATCATGATTCAATAAATAAATTGTATGAAGATAATTTTGAATATTGGATGTCACATGAGCAATCAGAATTAGAGAAAATTAAGAACACACCACCAGAAAAATTAGAAGGTGAAGATTATGATTATGTGGCTGCAGAGAAGAATATTGAGCATTATCAAAGAAAAATAAAAGATATAGAAGTTAGTTTAACAAACTATCATAAAGCTATTGATTTCTTTACAACAGTTATATCCTTATATTTAAAAATAGAATGGGATAAAGCCAAAGAAGGCCAGTAACAGTATTGTAAATTACTCAATTTAATTAGGCATTTATAGGATAGTTGAAAGCAGTTAAGCTAATATATGGTACTGTAAGTTAAATTAAAGTTTGCTGAGATACTTTTTTTTCGATTTGTCATACGCTATACTTAAATTCATAACGTTGATTTTAATAACAAATTTATGAACGGAGATGTCGATATGTCAAGAGCTTTTGAAGATGAACAAGATAAACAAGCTAGAATGGAAGCAGCAAGAAAGTATTATAATGGTGAACAAAAATGTGATAACTGTGGACATTTATTTTACCCAAATGAAAATGATCCTGAACAATTTGTATGCGATAAGTGTATTGAACATGCAATGAACCGAGATTGAGTATTATACTTGGAAAGACTGCTTATTTGAATAGTAGTCTTTTTTTATACATAAAATTATACTGGAGGTGAGGTCATGGCAAAGTACACAGAGTGGATTTCTGAAGAAGGATTAATAAAAATAGGTGGATGGGCTAAAGACGGCCTCACCGATGAACAGATAGCACAAAATATTGGAATAAGTCGTTCTACGTTAAATGAATGGAAAAAACGATTTCCGGACATTAAGGACACCATAAAAAGAGGTAAAGAAGTTGTAGACCGCCAAGTGGAAAATGCATTGTTTAAAAGTGCGGTGGGTTACGAATACACTGAAATTACTAAAGAGTTAACTGACTCAGGCATGAAAGTAACTAAACGAGTAACAAAACAAGTGGCCCCTAACCCAACATCTGCTATTTTCTGGTTGAAAAATAGAAAACCAGATGAGTGGAGAGATAAGAAAGAAACTCAAGTTTCTGGTGAAATGTCTGTTAACAATCCTTTTGCTGGTTTGTCTGAAAAAGAATTAAGAAAGTTAGCTGAAAGTGATGAATAAGATTGTTTTGGGTGCGAAGTTAGAATTATCCCGTCGTTATTTTTGGGAATATTGCAAATTAACGGCATCTGACTTTTATAAGCAAGACAGAGAGTACTTAAAAGAGTTATGTGATGACTTGCAAGAATTCATTTATGATAGCGATAATGACGTTCTAGTTATCAACGAACCGCCGAGACACGGGAAATCGAGAACTGCTGGTAAATTCGTAGAATGGTTGTTAGGGAATGACACTCGAAAAAAAATAATGACGGGATCATATAACGAAACGTTATCTACAACATTTTCTAAAAGCGTAAGGAATACTATTCAAGAAATAAAAGCTGATAAAAACAGAGTTGTATTTTCAGATGTATTCCCTGGTGTAGAGATAAAGTCTGGTGATGGAGCCATGAACTTATGGAGTTTGACTGGCGGATATAACAATTATCTAGCAACGTCACCAACTGGCACAGCTACAGGGTTTGGTGCAGACATTATTATCATTGATGATTTAATTAAAAATGCTGAAGAAGCAAATAACGCTATGGTATTAGAGAAACACTGGGAGTGGTTTGTTAATACGATGCTATCTCGTTTAGAAACAGGCGGCAAAATCATCATCATTATGACCAGATGGAATTCTAATGATTTAGCAGGTAAAGCATTAAAAGAATTGCCGCAATCAGGCTATAAAGTAAAACATATTAGCATGAAAGCATATAACGAAGAAACAGACACCATGCTTTGTGAGTCTGTCCTTTCTAAAGAAGAATATTTCCGTAAAAAGAAAACGATGGGTGCAGATATTGCTTCTGCTAACTATCAACAAGAACCGATTGATTTAAAAGGTCGTTTGTACCAAAAATTTTCAACATATGAAACACGCTCTAATTACATTAAAATATGGAATTATACCGATACAGCAGACACTGGTGCTGATAATCTTTGTTCAATTGTTTTTGGTGAGACAGAAGATCATAAAGCAGAAGTATTGGATGTTCTATTTACAAAAGAACCAATGGAAAAAACGGAAACAGCACACGCTGAACAAATTAAAAATAACCAAGTAAACCATGTCCGCATTGAGTCTAACTCTGGTGGGCGTGGTTTTTCTCGTAATTCAGAAAGAATTGTTAAAGAACGAGGATATCGTGGTGCTTATTACGAGCCGTTTCATCAATCGGCAAATAAACAATCACGTATTCTTTCTAATTCGGCACTTGTAGAAAATAATGTGTATTTCCCATCAGATTGGAAAATAAGATGGCCAGAATTTTATGAAGCTATGACGACCTACCAAAGGGAAGGTAAAAACAGACACGATGATGCACCAGATGCTGTAACAGGCATTGTAGAAACATTAGCAAATGATAACCAAGTCAGATTTATCCAATATTAGGAGGTGTGAAAATGTTTCAAAACAATTTAAGTTTGAAGCGGTATAAAAGATTACGAACAAAATATTCTACACAAATTAATGAAGAAGTTTTCGATCCTAATGATTTTATTACTGAAATGAAGCCATTTTTTGATGATAGAGAGCGCAAATACAAAGCTTATACAAGCGAACAAAATGAGATCGATAGAAGACCTAAACCAAACACAAAGATTATAAAAGTGAATAATAAACTTCATGCTGGTTTATACAATACTATTGTCGATCAAGCAGCGGACCATTTCACAGGTATTCCAATTAAGTGGGATTACGATATTACAGAGCAGAGACGATCAATTATGCAACGTGCTAAAGATTTATTTTTGAATAATACATTAAAAAATACCAAAACACCAAAAGAGTTCGAACGGCTGACAGAGTTAGTGAATGATATGCGGTTTGCCATGCTTGATTCTGACACAGCTCGGTTTCAAGGAGCTTGTGGTGTTGCTTTTCGTTTGTTAGAACCTGTTAAAACCAAGGAAGGTTGGCAATTATGGGCGAGCAATATCGAACCATGGAAAGCTGAAAAATACGAAAATGCAGATATCTTTATTCGTGAAAAATACGACACACATCAAAAAAAATTTTTTGAAGAAATGAAAGTCATTACTAAAGAAAGAATACGCATATATAGCAGATACATTGAATTTAATTTAGTCAGTGTATCTGGAACATTTAAATTAATTGAGGAAGTAGAAAACCCGCTAGAAACGTTCTACCTATCAGAATTTAAAAACAATACGAATCGTTATTGCGATTTTGAAGTGGCGGAAGAACTTTCTGATGCATTTGATAGAAGCTTATCAGACCAACAAAACGAAGTTGAACAGTTTAAACTTGCTTACATGGCCATTAGCGGCTCAATATTAGATGAAGAAAAAGCACAAAGAATGATGGAACAATTAGGTATCCTTAACTTACCAGATCCACAAGCTAAGGTTGGGTATGTAACGAAAGATATTAATAAAGATTTCAACGAGTATCATCTAAACCAGCTAAAAAAAATGTTCTATACAATCACAAAATCAATTGATTTTAATGATGAGGTATTTAAATCAAACGCTTCTGGTGAAGCTCGTAAATGGCAAATTATTGCCTTAGAAGCAAAAACAAATACAAAAGAGCAGTATTTCAGGGAAGGTTTAAAAGAAGTCGCTGAAACGATGGCAGCTTTCATTAAATTTAACGATAAGCTTGATTTAGATGTGTCTAAAATTGTGTTTACATTCAGTCGCAGTTTGCCAACAGATATTGGCTATCTTGCTGATGCATTGCCAAAACTTTCGCCGTTTCTATCTAAACGAACAATTATTAATCAGATTCCATTTGCTAAAGACCCAGATTATGAAATGGACTTGATGAATTTAGAACAAGGTCAAGATTATCCTAGTGGTGACTACAAACTAGGTGGTGCGGATAATGACGAAGAAGAAAGCAACAGTTAGTGAACGCTACTGGGAAAAACGTCGTGAATTAGAAGACAAAGCACGCTTGAAACTGGAAAAGAAAACTCTTAGTGAACTAGAATCTGTTTTCGAACGTGCTTTAGTTAAAATTCAAAGACAGTTATTGGCACAAGCTGATTTACACGGTATTACTCAAAGTGAGATGCTAGAAGATTTTAGCAAACGAGACCAAGAGAAGTACCGTAAGTATATTGAGAAGAACTATGAAAAGTTGATGGAATCAGATGAAGTTTATAAACAATTCATTGATGAATATTTTCCATCCTTTGACTATGCGAAAGTTAATCGCTTGTTACAATTACGAGCAGACATTTTTTCTACCATTGCAGGTGAAGCAATAGCTAGTGATGTTAACGGTAAATTTAATAACGACTTAGAGAATATCACAAAACGAATCTACAATTCTAATTCTAATGCGTTGATACAATTATTAGGCGGTTCAGCACCTGGTTTAACTAAGAATGAACTAGAAAACATCATGAACTATCCGTGGAGCGGAAAAACATTTTCATCTCGTTTATGGGGCAATATATCAACCCTAGAGCAACGTTTGAGCAATTCCATTATTAATTCATTGGCAAGTGGTGAAGGAGTTGTGGAAGCTCTTAGAACGATGAAAAACGATGGTGTTATTAGCGGTATGTTTAAGTTGGAACAAGGAAAGTTTAATCGTTCGATTGAAAATCTTGTTAGAACGGAATATTCACATTTTGCGGTAGAAGGTGTAAGAAAATCGCTAAAGGATATAGGTGTTAAGCAAACACAAAGCTGGTCGGCAGAAGATGAGCGTGTTTGTTCTATTTGTGGTGGACGTCATGGAAAAGAGATTAAAGATGATTGGCATCCACCGTATCATGGACGTTGCCGTTGTACTGAAATACCAATTATTCCTGAAATTAGCGATGACATAGATAAATTGTATGAAGAGATGTTTGGTGATTTATTGGATGAATTCGCAAGTAAGCAGTGGGGTATTAAATTAAATCATCCAAAAGTTAGTGCAACTAAACTCGATTTAAAATCCGTATTAGACAAAACAAACATGCAAGAAGCTTTAGGAAAAGAAAATTATTCTAATTTTTTAGATCATTTAGATGGGATAACTGACCAAAGGGTGCTAAACTTAATAAATGTGATAGGGCATAAGTTGGAGTTTAAAGACATCAAAGAAGTAAGAGCCTTTGCACAAGGCAAATCAATTCAACTTAGTCAAAAATCATTTGATGGGGATAGGGGTGTTAATCCTTATCAAACAGTTTATCATGAGATAGGACATGCTTTGGATCATCTTGGGCTTGAAGTATTAACAGGAAAAAATACGATGCCGACAGGAAAACTGATAAAAAGAAAGCTAGGAAGACGAACCACTTTTATAGAAGAGCATATAACACACGCATCGTCACTTTCTGAGTATAACATTAAAGAAGCGCTAGAACGCGATTTTTGGAAATATGTAAACGGAGATTTGCCATCCTATAATGATTTAGGTAATAGACCTAGAAATGCGGATAAGAAAAAGGCCTATGATGACTTAAGGGCGGAAATTTATAAAAAAATACAGAGAACTTACAAAAAACTAGAGAACGATTATCAAAAATAGTTAGGGAAAATCCTAACTCAGTATCCGCTATTTCAGATATGATTGAATCTATAGGTTCTTTAGGAGACTATCCGTTAGGTTTTGGTCACGGCAAGCGCTATTGGCAAACAACAGGTAGCACAGAAACGGAATTTTTTGCACATATGACAGAAGTGGTTGCTAACGATAAGTCAAGAGAATTAATGAAAGAGATTTTTCCGACAGCAGTAAGCCAATGGGAAAAATTAGTAGATGATATTTTAAAGGCGGTGAAATAAGTGTTTAGTTGCGAAGATGGCGCATGGTCTATTATTGATGATGCAGTTAAAAAGTATGAACAACATTTCCATGATGAGTTTCCAATATATGAATATATCGATGTAACAAAGAGTGATGACTTCGATTTTTCTATTCTAGGTGCAAAAAAATTAGCGAAATTCATTGATGAGCATATTAAAGAAAATAAATCGGTCCACGTCCCGTCAGATTACCATAGCAGACTTTACTAAGCACTTAAAGGATAACTTTGAGTGCTATTTTTATACCCTAAATTGGAGGTGAGATCATGAAAGGATTATTCGAAGCAGTATTAAATCTAGAAGTTACCAATGGTACAGAAAAAGCCTATAAAAAAGCTTTTGAACAAGAAAACGAACGATACTTAACCAAACACACTTTGAGAGATGGCAACGGTAATATCGTCAAAGATGAGCTTAAATCAGTTTGGGGTGGTAATTATTGTCACGTTGATATTTTGTATTCGTTACCAGGTAAAAAAAGTAAATTAACTATTTCGATTGTGTCTAGGACTCTGCAAAACGTAAAAGATGCTGTCACTGATTATCAAATGTTAGGTGCTGAACTGGTCCATAAGAATTGGAAGTGATTAGATGGATCCCTATGATTACTTAGATGCAGATTATGAAGAGCATTTACTAAGAGAAGAAAAGCAATTAAAGTCTGACGAAAGTTAGGCTTTTTATTTTGTCCGAAATGACGTTAAACTAGCGCAATGCTGGGCTTAATTGAATGGTGGGGCGAAAGGAGAAACAAAATGAAACCAAACCTATTACCAATGAATTTACAAATGTTTGCTGAAGAAGACGGTGGTACAAACTTCACTTTCGATGATTTTAAGGCATTTGTAGAATCAAATGAGGAAGCACAAAAATTTGTACAATCACAGTCACAATCAGCTGCAGATAAACAATTAGAAGCTTGGAAACAAAATAATCTTGAAAAAATCAAGGAAACAACAATCAAGGAGTATGAAGAATCTAAGAAAAATAAAACTCCTGAACAAATTAAATTAGAAGAATTACAGGCTGAATTTGAAGCTGAAAAGGCATTACGTGTGACTAGTGATAATAAGGCTTTTGTTGCAGAAAAAATTGCTGGCTTAGATTGGGACGGAGATTTGAAAGATTCTATTTCTCAATTTATGTTAAATAATCTTGTTAGTTCAGATACTGAATTTACTAAGAAGGCTGTAGAAGGCTTTACAGAGCTTTTAGAAGCAATAAATGATAAGCATGCAGAAGCTATTAAAAATGTAGAAATGACTAAAGCTTTTGGTAATAAATCGCAACAAACCAACATGGGAACTGGTAATCAAACAAAATCGTTTGAAAATCCAGAGGTAGCATTAGGACAAAAATTACAAGCTTTTATCGATTAGGAGGAAACTACAAATGAAAAAAAGTTCATTAAATAATCTTGAGTATTTAGATATTTCACAGGAAGTTAACGCATTACAAGTTCCAAACACACCATTTTTAAGCTATTTGTTAGGCGCAGGCAAAGTTGAAGCTGCCAAGTCAACTGAGATTAAATGGCGAGAATATGGCATGAATAATGATGATTCATCTGCTCAATTAGAAGGCGGAGAATACGCAGATGCGGAATCTGATCGTACATGGTTTAACAACTATACTGAAATTTTCAGAAAATCAACTTCTGTATCTGGCACATTAGATGCTATTAATGTAGATGGTGTAGGAAATGAATTGAATAGCCAAGTAGCTCTTCGTGCTACAGAAATGAAAATTGACTTAAATCGTAAATTGATTGTTGGTGTAAAGGCTGATGAATCTGGTTCTAAAGGTCGTCAGATGAACGGAATTTTAAATTTGATTAGCTCAACGAATAAAGTCGAAACAGCAGCTGCGGGGGCAGTAACAAGAAAAGATATTGATGCCTTATTTAAAACAATGTTCCAAAAAGGATACATGGGCGAAAAATTATGTTTAGTAGCACCTGATATGCAAGAATTAATGATTGATCAGTTGGATGAAAAATCAACAAAAATTGTGCAATTTGGCGATAAACTTACTTTTGGATTGCAACTTGGAAATATTGTCTCAAATTACGGTTCAGGAATTGCGTTAATTGAACCTAATTTACCTAATGGAACAATCGCAGCTATTGATACTAATTATGTAAAATTACGTCCATTACGTGAATGGCGTGCGGAAGAATTAGCAAAAACAACAGATTCAAGACGGATTGGATTAGTTGGTGAGTATTCAATTGAATACAAAGCTTCTAATTCTGGAGCAATCTTGAATTTGAAAGCCTAAAATATAATAACAAAGGAGGAAATTAAAAATGGCAACAGCAAAAAAAGAAGTAACTTATCGTGTACTTGACAAGAAAAACTTTGTGGGCTTTATGCATCCTAAAACAAAAAAATTTATCACAGCAAACGAAAATAATGAATTTATAGTTTCAGAAGACGATAAAGAAGCTATTGAAATATTAGAACGTGCTGCAGATACTTTTAAAGTTTAGGTAATGATGCTTTATGGTTGATGAAAAAAAAGAAGAAATCGTTGAGAAAATTCAATTGATGCTACCTAACGCTTCTGAAGATAGGATTTTGTCTGTTTTAAACCTTGTTATCTTTGAAATCAATTCTTACAATACTTGTAAAATTGATATTGCTTGGGACGAGTTTGAACCACTTATAATTGAGGTTATCTATAAAGCTTTAAAAAACGAAATAGATAAGTCTGTAGCTAGTGTAAAACGTGGTGATACATCAATTAGTTATGTAGTTGAATCAAAAGACATACAATCACTCATGAAGAACTATAGCAGTGCCATTAAACGTATTTTAGGCTGTGATAGCGGGGTGTTTTTCTATTGAATGAAGCAGAAGTTTTAGCAGCTACTTATTTTGATACCTGTGTTATTGAGCGAATAAGTGATATTGAAAATGTGGAAAGCGGAATTACTGAACAAGTTTATTTTCCAATTCATGATGGCAAGTTACCCTGTGCTTTCTCTCAAGGAAGTATGGGAAACTTACCTGTAATAGAAAACAAAGAAGCGTTTAAGTTTAATATCTCTTATGAAGAACAAAAACTTTTTTTAGAACCTAATATAAAAGTTAAAAAAGGAGATAGAATAACTATTACTCAAGGTACAGGTCAAAAACATGTGTTATTTTCAAAAAAACCTTTTTATTATCCAAGCCATATAGAAGTAGTGCTATCAGGAAGTTCAATTGATGAGTAAAAGCGATCTTAGAATGAAATCAAATGCTGATAAAGTTATTGCAAATTTAAAGAAAATGACACCCATTGCTGAAAAAGAAGGTGCTGCAATGGTGAATGATTCGTTAGCTAAAATTTATCAGTTAATTGTACCTATGACACCAATTAAATCGGGTGATTTAAGACGAGGTTATCGAATCATTAAAGCTAGAAAGCTGTCTAGTGGTCGTATCGTGGGAGCATTGATTAATAATGAAAAATATTTTAGATATGTAAACGATGGCCACCGAACAAAAAATGGCGGATTTGTTAAAGGCAGATTTATGTTGCAAAAATCTAATAAATTAGCTAATGCAACATATATTCCGAAACGATTTAAACAAATGGCGATTATCATTGTTAAGAAAGGATAGATATGTACGATAAAATTTTAAAAATGCTTACTGACACAATAAAACAGTTCTCGGATGCACCTATCTATCTTGATAATGTGATGCAATCGTCAGAACCGTTTTATTTCGTTTTGAGCGTAGAAGAAAGCATGACTGATAATGTAGGTCAAAACGTTCAAAATAAAGCATACAATGTTGATATTGCACTGGTTGATAGTAAGAAAGATAAACAATTAGTAAAAAGCCTAACAGAAAGCTGTGGGGCTTTTTTTAATGTGTTGAATTTGGACGGAAACGAATTGTTTCCAGAAGATTATCAAACGTTTAAAACAGACGGAATTCAACATATCAATTTTAATGTTGCGTTCCCTCAATTAATTGAATGGAGTGAAAAATAGATGGCAAAAAAGAAAAATGTAAGTGTCATTTCTGTAGAGAAGCCAACGTGGTTCCCACTAACAGACGAAACGGGCGCTTTTCCAGTTTACGGAGCGCCAATTACAATCGGTACTGCTGTAAGTATCAAACCAGATGTTACAACAGAAACAACGCCTGACTATGGCGATAGTGTAGTTCAAGATCAGTATGTTGCATTTGGTGGTGCAGAAGTTACTTTAGAAACAAACGGCTACCAAAATGAAGTTTTAGCTGAAATTACAGGGGGAAAAAAATTAAAGGGTGGCGTATTGCGGTCTGCGGATGATATTGCATCAGATGGCGCATTTGCTTATCGTCGCCGAAAATCGAACGGTAAATATCGCTATACGATTTTCTATAAAGGAAAATTTGCTTTAACATCTGATGAAACATCTACATTAGAAGGAAGTTCAGTATCTTATACCCATCCAGAATGGACGGGGTCTTTCGTTGATGTTCCAGGGTTGGGTTATATGTATTCCGTGGATGAAGACGATGAAGGTGTTGACTTAGAGATGATTAAAAACTGGTTTACTGAGGTAATGGATCCACGTAAAGAAAATACTACTGCTGTTACTGGTGTAACTTTAGACCAAACAGAGTTAAATTTAAAAGTTGGCCAAACAGCAACCTTAACACCGACAATTACACCAGATAACGCCTCAAATAAAAAATATCAGTTCCGTTCAGAAAGTGAGGCTATTGGAACTGTAACACCAATTCAAGGGAAGGTTACTGCTGTAGGAGAAGGGACAACGGAAATCGTAGTCACAACAGAAGATGGTAACTTTACCGCAAAATGTACATTAAATGTAACAACAGCAGATTAAAAATAACAGTTTAGGACGACCTTGTCGTCCTATTTTATATGGAGGAATTAAAATGGCAAGTAAATTTCAACAAAAAATTAAATTAATGATTAAAGATGGAAGCAAATATACTACAAAACAATTCACGTCGGCAGAATTTTTACCAGGTTCAGTCATGGATACAGGTACGGATTTACAAATCAGGTTAGAAGAAGCAACAAAAACAAATGATATGGAAGCAATTCGTCCTATTTTAAGAGAATGCTATGACTTTATTGCTGACGTTATTTTTGAAAAACAGTTTACTGGACAAGAATATATTGACGGTATGGATGCTCGTGAATTATTGAAAATTACAGCTCAATTGTTAGGTTCTGTTACTTCTGGTTATGATGCAATTTATTCTGAACAGAAAAAAAAGTAACGGAACTTTTATATCATCCTCATTTTAAGTACACGCCACAATATCGAGAAGCAGAACTAAAAAGTTCGCTTCTTGAGAATGGGTGGACTTTAAATGAGATCGAAAACACAGATTTAAACGAGCTTTTGAAAATTTATGCATTTAAAGATGCTGTAGACGAATTTGAAAATATCAAATATCTTGATGAAAATACTATGTTCTAAGAGGGAGGGGGTACTTTTTGAACAATGAAGACTTAGTCTTAAAAATGATACTGGATGAATCTGGCTTTTCACAAGGATTAAATTCAGCAGTAAAAAAGTTACAAGGCTTTGATGTTGAAGTTGATAGAACAGGACAAAAAGGCGGCCGATCTCTTGGGAGCATATGGACGTCTTTTGTTGGTAACTTTTTAGCTAGCGGAGCAACTAAAATTATCTCTAAAGGTATTGGATTGATTACCAGCAACATCGACGGGGCCATTAATCGTGTAGATACGTTAAATAACGCAAATCGTGTGTTTGAAAATATGGGCTTTTCAGCTGGTGAAACATCTAAAACAATGGATAGCTTAAAGAAAAGTATCCAAGGGCTGCCTACGCCGTTAGATAGCGCTATTAAAGGTGTTCAATTAATCGCTTCATCAACAAATGATTTAGGTAAATCAGAACAGATTTTCGCAGCTTTAAATAACGGTATCCTCGGTTTTGGTGGTTCTGCTGAAATGGTAGAAAATGCTATTATCCAGCTGTCCCAATCGTTCTCAAATGGTAAAGTAGATGCTGAAACTTGGAATTCAATGATTAATAGTGGTTTAGGACCAGCATTAAACGCTTTAGCAAAACAGATGGGATTAACAGCTGGACAGATGAAAGCAGGGCTTTCTGATGGCTCAATTTCAGTTGAAGAATTTCAAGATGCTTTAATCAAATTAAATAAAGAAGGCGGTGGCGGTCTTAAATCATTAGAACAGATTGCTAAAGATTCTACCGCTGGTATTAAAACAGGTTTAGCTAACATGAAGACTGCAATCGTTCGTGGTGTGGCTAACGTTGTAACTAAAATTGACGAAGGCTTAAAAAGTGCAGGTTTTGGAAGTATTAGTGAAATCATTGCTGACAAAGGGGCAAAAATGGAAGCAGCTTTATCTAAATTTGCCGAGATGATTCCGCCAATGATTAAAACAGCCAAAACATTGTATGATACGTTAAAACCTTATGCTCCATTGCTTGCAGGTTTAGCTGGCAGTATTGGAACGTTGATGCTTGCTAAAAAAGTAAGTGCAGCATTCACGGCTTGGCAAAAAGCAACAGAAGGATTATCAATTGCGCAAGCGATACTTAATTCAACTATGTTGGCGAATCCGTTTGTCGCTATTTTAGCTGCAGTTGTAGGTTTAGTTACAGGATTTATTTATCTTTGGAAGACTAACGAAGGGTTTAGGGATGCTGTTAAAAATATTTGGAAAAATATACAAGAATTTATTTCTAGTGCTGCAGAAACAGTTGTGAAAGCTTGGGATTCCACAATGAAATTTTTCAGTAACATGTGGGATGGCACAAAAGAGGCTTTTTCGAATGCTGGCACATGGATGAAAGAAGTACCTGGAAATGCAGCCGACTGGGTTAAAAATAAGTGGAACGGTACCAAGGAATTTTTCAGTGGACTTTGGAATTCAACAAAAGAAGGCTCAAAAAATACATGGGAAAATATTAAACAAAGTGCTGCTGACAGTGCTAAAAGTGTTGGAGAAAGTTTTAAAAATGGCTTTGATAATGTGAAAGATTGGTTTAAGGGTGTTGGAAAATCAATATCAGATGTTTTCACAACAGCATTTGATTTTGTCTGGAAATATATTGGTCCATATGTAACAGGAATCAAAAATGCGTTTAAAATGGTTGTTAACGCTATGAAAGCGAACATTGAAAATGTCAAAATGATCGCTGAAAATGTCGTCACCATTCTAAAAAATGTTCTATTAGCTCCAATTCTTTTCATTACATCAATGATCACAGGTGGATGGGAAGAGGCAAAAGAAAACATGATTGCCGTTTGGGATAATATTGCTGAAGCTGCTCAGACTATTTGGTTCGGGATTAAAAATATCTTTTATAACACTGTTACAGCTATTTCCTATTCAGTCACTTCTATTTTTAATGGATTGATGTTGACAATTAAAAAGATTTGGATTGATGTGAAGTTATTTTTCACCTTACTCTGGATTGACATTAAATATGGAGCGATCAACGTTTGGATTGAAATTAAATATTCTATCATCGAAACGTGGATAAATATTAAATTTGAAGCAATTAGAATATGGGAAAGTTTGAAAACTTGGTTCTTTGAAACAGTAGAAAACATTAAAAATGGTGTAATTGATGGTTGGAATAACTTAAAACAAGGCACAGTTGATACATTTAACGCAACTGTTCAATGGTCAAAAGATACCTGGAATAATTTTAAACAGTGGATTGTTGATCTTGTGACAGGTATAAAAGACGGCATCATTAACGGTTGGGAAAACTTAAAACAGGGAACAGTTAATATTTTCAACAATTTGGTACAAGGTGCTAAAAATGCGTGGAATAATCTTAAAAGAAGCGTTAGTGATACAGTTGAAAATGTGAAGCAAACCTTTAATGATATGCGCCATATCGATTTATTTGAAATTGGTAAAAATATTATCCAAGGATTAGTTAACGGTATTGGTTCAATGATTGGTGCTGTGAATAAAAAAATTAAAGAAGTTGCTGGTAATATTAAAGAAAAAATCAAAGGTGCTTTAGGCATTCATTCACCTTCAAGATGGATGCGGGATATGATTGGTAAAAATATTGTATTAGGTGTTGTAGCTGGTATTGACCAAGAAAAAGGAACGCTTGACAAATCAGTGAAAAAAATGACCGATTTACCAACAGAGTTACCAAATTTTTCTACTACTGGCAGATATATCAACCAACAAGGAGCTCAAACAGAAAGCTTAGCTAAAAATAAAGGTAATGCTACGACTAATATTGGCGGTGATACTTTCAATATCAATATACAAGCTATGGGAAAATTAAATGAAAAACAATTAATGGATATGGCTAAAGACCTCGTTAAGTATATTCAAATTGTTAAAAATAGAGATAGTGATGCAACTGGGGGTGCTTTTGGTGGAATTTAAAAGAGGACAGTTTTTTCTTAATGGAAAACATAGTTCTGAATTCAATGTATTTATGAGAGAAAGACCTGAACGACTTTCTGCAGGACGTGTGGTAGAGCTTAGGGAGCGAATGGGTAATGATTCAATAGCCGTTGATTTTGCATATTATAAAAATGTAGAACGTACCATTACATGCTATGCGAAAGCAAATACTTTACAAGAAGTTTCTTTTTTAGAAGATGAAATTTCCTTTTGGCTCGATATGGGAAACTATTCTGATTTTATTGTCTATTTTGATGAGCATTATATTTATCAGGCGATTGTAACGAGTCCACCAAAATTTACAGGAACAAGAAAAAGCGGGGTTTTAATTCCTTTTGAATTTACTGTAAGTATCCGACCTTTTAAGAAAAATCGTATTGGCCAATATTGGATAAGTAATCCTAATCAGTTAATCAATACAGAAAAATATCCTTCAGAACCCATTATTCAGATTTTGGGGTCTGGGGATATTTCTTTTTTTATCAATAATCAATCATATTCATTAAAAGCAATTAACGGTGACATCATTATAGATTCAGAAAAACAAGAAGCTTATAGAAAATCAGGTGGAGCATTTGAAATCTTGGATCATAAAACACTTTTTAAAGATTATCCGATTTTAAAATGTGGAGAGAATAATTTTCGCTGGACTGGTAAAGTAACAGAGTTTAAGGTTCAGCCGAATTGGAGGCGAAAGGTTTGATTCCAGTTATTTTTAAACCTGGAGAAAAAGATTTTTCAACAAATGGATTAGGACGTCTTGTTGATGCGACACGTTGCGAAATCACTGAAGAAGCAAACGGAAAATATGAACTAGAAATGGACTATCCAGCGATTAGCAGATTTAGTGATTATTTCGAAAATGGCTATCAAATTAAAGCAAAGCCAAATGACTTAGAAGAATACCACATTTTTGAGATCAAACAAACGTTTAAAGATACTTTTACTAATAGCATTGTTATTTATGCCCAATCTCGTACTTATAAGCTAGGAAACAGACAAGTGAGGCTAGTAACAGTTGATAATCGTAATGGTGCAGAAGCAATGAAATTAATCGAACAGAACATGGACGAACCTTGTGATATCAAACTATATTCTGATATAAATACAGCTTCTAGCACTACATTTGAAGCTAGAAATGTATTGAATTGTATTGCAGGGGAACAAGGTTCTCTACTTCAATACTGGGGCGGAGAAATAAAACGAGAGCCTTTTAAATTATCTTTGCTAAGGCGTAGAGGACGAGATAACGTTGGAACTGTTCGTTATGGTAAAGATTTAAAAGGATTAACCATTAAATTTGATTGGCAATCAATTGTTACTAAAGTTTTGCCATTTGCAGAGCTTCAAAGTGGAGCAGACGGAACTTCTCAACGGATTTATGGAAATGCAGTTAAAAGCGAATATATCAGTAAGTATCCTGATGTTTACGCTCAATACATTCAGTTTACTGAAGATCAAGGAGTAAAAGATATAGCTAGCTTAAATAAAGTGGCAAGTAAATACTTCACTACATTATATCCAGGAAGTGATAAGCCTAAAGTTTCTATTGAATTAGAAATTGAGAAACTTACAGATTCAGAAGAAGCAAAAGAATTTGCTAAGATGCGTAACTATAATTTATTCGATACATTCACTGTGTACCACAAGCTTTATGATATTGACATTCAAACGAAAGTTACAGGAATTGTCTATGATGCTTTAGCAGAAAAAACAATAAAAATCACTGCGGGAGATATCCAAGTTGCTTTTTATAAACAGCAAAGTCAAGACTTTCAAGAAGCTATAAAAACATTGACAAAAAAAGAGTATATGAGTGATTTTGTAGATTATATTACTGATTTGATTAACGGTGTTGAAGGCGGAAGTATACGTCAGTATCCTAAAAATCGACCTAACACCCATTATTACTTAGATACGGAATCCACGGATACTGCAAAAGATGTGATTGCAATTAATCACAAAGGAATTGGATTCTCAAGAACTGGTTGGAAAGGTCCATTTAAAAATGCATGGGGAATTAATGGAGTATTGAATGCGGACTTTATAGGAGCTGGCAAAATAAAATCTAATATTTTTGAAACATCATTTAATAGCTGTGGAGATATTTTACGTATGGTAAACGGTATTTTACAAGCTTGGAATAATAAGAAAAAAATCATGGAATTAACTAAAAAAGGGATGGAGTTTTGGAATGGTAATAGTCACGTTGGCACGATGGGAACAAAGGGAAATCCTTTTCCAGGGTTAGCAGATAAAAATGGAAATCCAATAGTTTCTGATGGGAATTCATTACTATTAGTCGCAGATAATCCCCAAAAAATTATTGGTTTGTCTAACCAATCAGGCACAGGACATTTAATTACTGGTCCTACACAGTTTTTTGTTGGAAATAATTTTAACTTTTTTGGTCCAAATGGAAGTAAAGCAATTCTGACAGTTGATCGATTGATTGTGGGCGGCAAAGAAGTTATCCCTGGTCAAAATGGTGGTGGTGGTTCTGGAGCTGGTACAGGTGGTTATCCATCAGAAGTTACAAGCGATGCAGATAAATTTGCTTGGGACTTATGGAGTTACCTATTAGCTAACGGATACAGCAAAGCAGCTGCTGCAGGTATCCTCGGAAATGTACAAGGAGAAGTTGGTCCAAGTATGAACCCAGATACCGAACAAATAGGCGGTCCAGCTTACGGATGGGTTCAATGGGACGGTTCAGCATATCCATTGGTAGGCGCACCAACTTGGAATGGCCGAGAATATGTACAACGCTTAATCGCAGCTGCAGGTATCAAACAAGACTATAGGACGTCATTAGCCCAAGCTCAATTAATTAATTGGTGTATGTTCAATGGGCAATGGTTAGGACAAGTAAGTCCATTAACAGTTGATGAATTTAAAGTTGTCAGCTCGCCTAAAACAGCTGCTTATGCGTTTGAATTAAACTTTGAACGTCCAGCTGCAGCACATCCAGAAAGACAAACCTATGCACAAGTATGGTATGACAAATTCAAAGATTTGAAAGCTTCTACTGCAACAGGAAAAGCTGGCATAGAACATTTGGAGACCTTAATGGGCAAATGGCTTGGTAATGGGCAATGTTATGCCGTTCCAGCCGAATATTCTGGTTTTATGGGCGGCTGTGGTTTAGGTGCAGGAACAATTTATGGCTTTTCACATGTAATTGGTGATACATCATCTGCTGCAGATATTGGTGAAGCATATGATTGGAATGCGGTAGGTTGGCGAGTAATCCAAAATCCAACGTATCAAGATTTAGTGGTAGGAGCAATCGTCAATATTAGACGAGGTGGCCAATGGGGAACAGGTTGGACAGTAGACCCAACATATGGTCACACGGGCGTGATTTACGGCTTAAATAACGGACGTATCCAAACCATAGAACAGAACGCCGAGCAAGGGCAAATTGTCGCAAAATATGACCGATTATATTTTGCTAATTCTATTCAATCGATTGTTATTCCACCAAAATAACGAAAGGAGGATTTTTCAATGGTTAAATGGCAAGCAACGCTAAGTACAACTGAACCTTACAATTACATTGGGATTCAGAATGTACGACAAGGAAATCGAAACACAGAAGTCTTAGAAGCCATACTAGTTGAAAATGCTTTGCCACTTGATTTAACAGGTTGCGAAGTTTTTTTTGAATCGGTTATTGATAATAAATATCCGATTCAACGTTCAGCAAAAATTGTGAATGCCAAAAAAGGGATTATTCAGTATACCTTTGATGAATATTCTATGCAGTCGTTACACAGACAAGAAGCATATTTCAGTATTCATAAAGGTGATAACCTGATTGGTGCAACGCAAAACTTTTCTTATTTTGTAGTGAATGCTGCTTCGAAAACAGAAGGTGAAATGGGTTCTTATTGGCAGTCCATTGAAGATTTAATCGCGGACATGAACGCTTTTATCAACGAAAATAAGGGTGATTTTACTGATTGGATGAATGCTAGAAAAGAAGAGTTCGAAGCGTGGCGAGATGCGCAAAAAACAGATTTCACTTCATGGTTCGAATCAATCAAAGATATTTTAAAAACGATTGATCCTGGCGGTACGATGTTAGCCGAGCTAATGGATGCACGTGTAGACATTCAAGGAGTGCGCCATAATTCAATTTCTGAACGTTTATTGGCAGATATGGAATATTTGTATCAGAAATTAGAGAAACGCTTATATACGTTAGAATATGGCGAAATAAGTGACTTGATTATTTTACAAGATGATGCTTTTTCACTGAATCATGAAACAGAAATTGTTGGAACAGTTGATTATCCTGCGATCGATGGGGCATTGGTTATCGCAACAGTTGATGATACAAAACAGAACGCTTATGTGTTTGAAAAAGTGGGTGAAATAAGTGGTTAAAGCAAAACGAATGATGGAAACCGATGAAAATGGCGTGGAACGTCAGTTTTATCCTATTACACATGCATCCGCTGTTCGAGGATTAGAAAAAATTATTGCGGGTCAATCAAAAGTATTATCTGTTAATGGATATACTGGGGCAGTAATTATCACTAAAGCAGATCTAGGCTTAGAAAATGCACTGACAGAACTTCCTTATGCGACAGAAGAAACAGACGGTATTATCACTGCTGAAATGTTTCAACGGTTGTCAAATGGCGAGGGAGGCGTGTACATTCTTCCAATCGCTACCGCAGATGAACTGGGCGGAATAAAGGTTGGCCAACTGTTAGAAATTACAGAAGACGGAACGTTGTCTGCGGTAAAGCAAACAGATCAAAATTTCACCACTGAACTAAAATCGAAACTGGAAGAGTTGAAAGGTTATACTGCTGGAGCGAATATTTCTATTTCAGAAGATGGTGTTATTTCAGCAACTGGTGGTGGCGATGGCGGCGGAGTGAATCAACAATATGTTGACCAAAAAGTTCAAGAAGCCATTGACAGAATACCTGATATTACGTTTGAGAGAGTAGGGGAAGTTGAATGACAGATATTGTTAAAGTAAAACAAGGAGGAACACAGGTATTTCCTCAAACACATTGGAATGCTGTGGAAGGGAAACCAGAAGTATTGAAAGGTGAAAAGGGAGACCCAGGTCCACAAGGTCCAAAAGGAGATAAAGGAGACGTTGGTCCGCAAGGTCCAGCAGGGCAAAATGCAACAACGACAGACGTTGCAACCTCAATAAAAAATGGCTTGATGTCTAAAGAAGATAAAACAAAGCTAGATGGATTGCCAGCAATTACGTTTGAAAAGGTAGGGGAAGTGTAATGACAACAGATATTGTTCAATTAAAAGAAAAAGGAAAACCAGTCTATCTTAAAACACATACTGCCGCAATTGATGGGCTTGAATCTTATATAAAAAAAATAGATGCGGACAAAGCATATCAAAAAATTACCAAAAAAGAACCGTTGTGGACAGGTGCATGGTATGGCGGAGCTGCAGGAAATGGGCAAGTACCTTCTAAGTCTCTTTCACAGTGTGAGAATGGTTGGATTTTACAATGGCAAGAATATACCAAAGAAGGAGCTTTGAACGGTGCGTGTTATCACTTTTTCTTAGTGCCTAAACAGCATGCGCAGAATCCAGGTTCTGGGGGAGTTATTTTCCTTTTACATGGATACTATACTAATTTAGTACGGAAATATTTATATATTAAGGATACTAAAATTACTGGAAACGACTTAAATGCCTCTTCTAGTGATACGGCTGGTTCAGGCAGTAAAATGTTTGCGTTAAGTGCGATTTATGAATACTAGGAGGAAAGAGAACATGAAAATTTGGATTGATGATATTCAAGGTTATTTAGACGGATATTCCACAATGGAACAACCGAATAAAATTGAACTTGAAGTAGAAAAAGAGCCAACAGATTTTTTTAATTATCGCTGGGACGGAACAAGCTTAATATACGATCCTGATAATGTGCCAGAACCAGAGCCAACGCCACCTACGGAATTGGAACTTTTACAAAAGCAAAATGCGGAATTAATGAAGCAAGTTTCTCAGCAGAATCAAGTTATTCAACAAACACAAAGAATGACTGGCGAATTGATGAAACAAGTCGCTGAACTTACGAAAGGAGCGGAATAAGATGAAAACGAATGCTTTTCCAGGTTTCGATAATATTAAACAGTTGTATGATTGGAATTGTTATACAAAACAAGATTTAGTAGATTACGTGAATATGAATTGCTTAACAAAAGAAGAATATACAAAAATTTGTGGAGAACCGTTTAGCGAAAGCTAAGCGGTTTTTCTTGTAAGTAGAAAGTAGGTGCAGGATGAACTTAACAGTAGAACAATGGTTAGCAGTGATTACATTCTTAGGGGGAATTATTTTCGCATTAATGAAATTTTATCATGTCTTTTCTCAATTAGAAGATAGCATGAAAGAACTAAAGGAAGCTGTTGAACGTTTAAATAACCATGAAATACGCATTAGCCGATTGGAAGAGCAAAATAAAACCCTCTTTAGAGGGATTGGAGGAAATAAAAATGATTAATTGGAAATCAAGAATAAAGAACAAACAATTTTGGCTTTCGATTATTCCAGCAGTTCTATTATTAATTCAAGTAGTAGCAGTTCCTTTTGGATATAAATTTCAAATTGAAATGATTAATAAGCAACTGTTAGATGTTGTTAATGCATTATTTGTTGTGCTAACTATTCTAGGTATTGTGACAGATCCCACAACACCTGGATTATCAGATAGGAAAGGAGATAAATAAATGAAAAAGAAACTATTGGCAACGTTACTGGTAGTCTTATTTTTTGTATCACCAATTAGCACATTTGCTGCAAAAGGAGACCAAGGCGTTGATTTGTCTATTTGGAATGGGTATCAAGCAACATTTGGTTATGCACATGATAAATTCTCAATTTCACAAATTGGTGGGCAAAACAACTATGGGATTTATGATCAAGTTACTTATTCTAGTCAAGTAGCTAGTACGATTGCTCAAGGTAAACGAGCGCATACGTATGTATGGTGGCAAAACGTCCTTACCTACGAAAATGCAAAGCAAGTATTAGATTACTTTTTACCTAAAGTTCAAACACCAAAGGGATCAATTGTCGCCTTAGATGCGGAAGACGGCGTTCAATCGACGGATGTAACGCTATGGGCGTTAGACTATATCAAAGAGGCTGGATATACACCGATGCTTTACGGATACAAAGGGTATCTTACTTCATCTTATGATTTATCACGAATTGCAAAGAAGTATCAATTATGGATGGCAGAATATCCAGATTATGAAGTGACACCTTATCCAAATTACAATTATTTTCCTTCATTTGAAAATATCGGTATTTTTCAGTTCACGTCAACCTACGTTGCAGGAGGGCTAGATGGTAACGTTGATTTAACAGGTATTACTGATAATGGTTATACAAAGAATAACCAACCAGCAACAAACACACCAGCTATTGAGGAAGGTAAAGAAGTAGAAAATACGCCAAGTTCCGATGTTAAAGTGGGCGACACTGTTAAAGTGAAATTTAGTGTTGATGCTTGGGCAACTGGCGAAGCTATTCCGCAATGGGTAAAAGGAAACAGCTATAAAGTACAAGAAGTAACTGAGAGCAGAGTATTGCTTGAAGGTATCTTGTCATGGATCAGCAAAGGCAATATTGAATTATTGCCAGATGCGGCAACTGTTCCTGATAAACAACCAGAAGCGACTCATGTGGTACAATACGGCGAAACATTATCAAGCATTGCTTATCAATACGGAACAAACTATCAAAGATTGGCTGCATTAAATGGATTGACAAATCCAAATCTTATTTACCCTGGCCAAATTTTGAAAGTAAATGGATCAGTAGTAAGCAACATTTACACAGTTCAATACGGTGATAATTTATCAAGTATTGCAGCTAAGCTTGGTACGACTTATCAAACCTTAGCTGCATTAAACGGATTAGCAAATCCTAACTTGATTTATTCTGGTCAAACATTGAGCTATTGATTTTTTGCAAAATCGGTTGAAATTTAGAGGTACCTCATTTACAATAGAGTTACCTTTTCATATTATGACTCTTTTCGATTTAGAAAAGAGGTGCTCCTATCTTATGCCAAGTCCTTAGGTAGGAGCATTTTAATTTTACTCATACGTAGCTTAGTTTAAAGCTATTGTATTACATAAGAAAACACCTACCACAGATGCACGTACTTCCCCAAGCAGTTGTCTGTGCGGTAGGTGTTTTTTTAGATTTTACTTGTTAATCATAACCGATTTTCTTTTTTTATAACAAGGTTAAGCTTGAATTTATGAAAAGGATAATGTGTACGGAATTTATCCTAATAAAAAATAGAATTAGCCTATTTCTAAGCTACTATTACTTGAGAACAGTTTCCTTTTAAATAAGTGGAAAATTGTAGTACAGCTACTTTAGCGATATTCCTTAATATCCCAGTTCTAATTTAAAGTCAAACACAATTTTGTTAATAAGTTGTGAATAATTTTATTGGTTGAATTAACAAAACTAATTTGCTAGAATAATAAAGCAATTACTTGTAGTAAAAGACTACAGGCCCCTTGTATCATAATTGTGCAAGGGGGTTTTTGTATCGTATATTTATATTTCATGTCTAGAGTAGATGGATTATAACCTTTTTATAGTATTGGTCCATCATGTTTTAATACACTCATTTGCTTTATAGGAAATAGTATGGTATTATAAATAAGTAATCAATTTTGACATGTAACGAGAGCGCTATACATAAGACTATAATTCTCCTTTTGCTTATCAAACATTTTTTGCAACAAATCGCATACAGGGTATGCACAAGGAGGAAACATATATGAACAACGGTACAGTAAAGTGGTTTAACTCAGACAAAGGTTTTGGATTTATTACAGGTGAAGATGGCAATGACGTATTTGCTCATTTTTCAGCAATTCAAGCGGATGGTTTTAAGTCATTAGAAGAAGGACAAGCAGTAACTTTTGATATTGAAGAAGGACAGCGCGGTATGCAAGCTGTTAATATTTTTAAAGCATAATAAAGGTTTTGGTAAAACGTTCCAATTTAATTGGAACGTTTTTTTTATAAGATTAAATTGATAGGCTCTGAATGTTGAAAGCGAAAGGAGATCATCATATGGGATTTGGAAAATGGAAAGAAATTATACCATCAGATAAAAGTAAACAGTTTGAAGAAGGACAGAAAGTATCATTTATTTACAGAAAAGAAATTAGAAGTGGTATAATAGCTGTTTTATTAATTAATTCAGCAGTAATTAATATTATAGACAGTTCTAAGCCAAAAAACAAAAAAGAAAAAACAGTAATTAGTTATGAGAAACTATTATCGATGTATTAATAAAAAGACCCTAGTTTAGATTAGGGTCTTTGTGTTAAACTTAAGACAAGGATTTATGGCATACTCTTTTTTCTAAACATATTCTTTACTTGTTAAAGGATCTGTTATTTTTATTTAAAAATTGTTAGCTAGTTAGAGCAAATGGTTCGTAATCATTCGGTTGATTGTTCGAATTTATCATAGTAGTTAAAACGAAATTATCTTGTGTATATAGAAAACACCTACTGAAGACGCACAATACTTCCCCAAGTTGTGTATGTTTAGTAGGTGTTTATTTATAATTGTATATTTGAATTATAAATAAAATACAATTGTTTTGTAAAATGAAAACTTGAAATTTAAAAAAGAAAGCGGTAAAATATCTTTACCAAACAATTTTATTTTTCATTTTATTACTACCTCTTGTCGCCTTACCCCAATGAGGCGGCTTTTTTTACATAAAAATATTGAACTCAAAAAATAGATATTGTAAAATATCTATACATATTTAAACTCTTATTTTTTCACGCAGACCGCCTTTTCTCAATAAGGTGGTCGTTTTTTTGTTGAAAATTGAAAATCAGTAAAGTAAAATTGTTATATATTAAGCTATAACTAGTAAGAACTATTTTATCCCCAATAAGCTAGTTATTACTTGGACCATTAGCTCAGCTGGTTAGAGCAAACGGCTCATGACTATTCGGTCGATGGTTCGAATTCATCATGGTCGATAATAGAATTAGACAGGTAGTGAATTATTTTGAAAAGAACAGGAATTCTCTTAGTGAATTTAGGAACACCAAAAGATTCTTCCAAGACGGAAGTAAGGAAGTATTTAAAAACTTTTTTATCAGATAGAAGAGTAATAAAAATACATCCTATAATTTGGAAACCGATTTTGAACGGTATTATCTTGAATATACGTCCAAAAAAATCAGCAAAACTCTATCAAAAAATTTGTACTGAAAATGGATTTCCTCTTTTGGAATATACTGAGAAACAAATGGAAAATTTGAAAAATATATGTCCAGAAGTGGAAGTTACAATCGGAATGTCATATAGTGAACCGAGTATAGAAACTGCTCTAGATACATTATTATCAAAAGAGATTGAAGAACTCAATGTCATACCAATGTATCCGCAATACTCTGGGACAACGGTAGGATCGGTGTTTGATTCCGTTATGAATTATTTTATAAAAAGTGATAGGATAGTGGATATTAAATTTATTCGATCATTTTACAATAATCCACAGTATATAGATTACTTTTCAAAAAAAATAAATGAAGCTTTGAATGAAAGTCCAATAGATGCTATCGTTTTTTCATACCACGGAATTCCTATGTCTTATGTAAAAGATGGGGATAACTACCCGAAGGAATGTACTAAAACAACAAAATTAATAATGGATAAATTAGGAGATATTCGTTATTATCAAACCTATCAATCGAAATTTGGGCCATCTGAATGGTTAAAACCAGCAACTGATGATACCTTGAAAAAATTACCATCAAAAGGTATTAAAAATATATTAATTGTTGCACCAGGTTTTGTTGTAGACTGTCTAGAAACAATAGAAGAATTGGAACACGAAAACAGAAACTATTTTTTAGAAAATGGCGGGGAAGTCTACAAATATGTTCATCCATTTAATGGAGATATTGAATTTGCAAAATTAGTAAAGGACATTATTTCTTTGTAG